TTGGGAATCGAAGGCCATAGGGCCCCTAATTTAAAAGTTGAAGATTGGCGTTTTTCAGGAAAATTCTCTATGAGAAAAAACCAGGGAACCCTGGTTATCTCAAAGATAAAACCTGAAACAATTTCTTGACTTTAATGTCAAACTAATTATAGGGGTTCCGACGACGTTTTTACTAAACCGTCTTCTCGGTTGAACAATAACTCAGTCAAAAAGACTGAGCTTAGGATTAAACACAACTTGTTCCAGAAATCAGAACGCTCTGCAGTCGAATCACTCACAGGGGGGTGTGAGTGAGACGAATGCAGAGCATTCTGTTCAATTGTGTAGTCAGGGCTTACTGGAGGCGAACAGCAAGTCAACCTGATCCTGAGTATTTTGGGGCACGTAATGCCTATGGTGTGTATGCGACACACTGCATATCAAGTACATCGAAAGCGACGACCTCGTAGTAGATCATAGTGGATTGATCACGAAACTTCAAGCCGATAATATCAGCTGGAGTAACAGTGTATCCAAAATTGCCTACATTGAGACCGAGGAAATCAATTGGAAAGAAACTTCCAGATAGAGTTGAAGTTCGAATAACATTGATATCAACAGTTAAGTCGTATGTCACAGGCGGCACGTAACCCACTGCCTCTGGGTTGGCATACCCATGGGTGTAAAATGGGGCTCCCTGAAAGCGCAAAAATGTGAAATCTTCAGCAGCAGCTGAATCCACTTGCACAATACAGGAACTACCCACGGTAGTACCAAAAAGGTTCTCGCAATTCCAACCCCAAGAACCATTTTCTGCATCGAAGTCCATATTTCCGCCGAAATATCCGGCAACGCCTCCAAGACTGAAATCCCATAAATTACGTGAGTAATAGGGAACTTCAAACTCGATACCACCGTTTGTAGGGCGGTGATAAGTAAGCGTACCATCAAGAACTGCACGAGAGCCTTTCCAGAACTCTTCGTCAGTTTCGATAATTTCTTCGATAGCAATTGGTGACTCAAGGGGGTCAGTCCCAAGCGCCACTCCGAGTGGGCTATAGGGTTGAGTCTCTAAAGAAACACGGCAAAATCCAATATCTGAAGCAACAGTATAGTGCATAATGCGGTGTCTATATCCACCACGCTTGGCAAGAAAACCTGGCTCAAGGTAGGAAAAGAGACAATCACCCGTGGGGGGACGAGGTGGTAAACCAACAGGAAGACAATTCTGAGGATAGAGACCGCCTTTAGTGCGGAAAAGTCTTTTGTTAGATTCACGATTACCAATCTTAGCAGAACCATTAAAAGTGTACCTCTTCATCAATGAGCGAAAGGAGAAAATCCGTTCGCCATAATGATTGAGAAACATTTTATCGGTAATTGAGTCGTTGCCAGGATTGATAGCGATAATATTCGATTCTGTTTCAAAATCAAATTCGCGAGTCTCAGGCATGCCTTTTCGGCCCATGCGATTGACCTCAAGGTCAGGGCACGAAACATAAACATTAACTGAGACTGGTGAGGAAGTGGTAGGCTGAATGAGTGTATTCAAAGGTACAATAGTAATAAAACCATTAACATCGATTGGCTCAATAGCACCAATACCATAAGGTGGAAGAGGAAATTGCTCTCCAAGAGCCATAGGAATATCATTCACAAGAGAACCAGCAGTAACACCAGCTCCAAATTGAGTAAGATCACAAGGAGTGACATCAAATTCCTCTTGAGAGTCCAATTGTCTCACACGCGCCCAAGAACGCGGATAAGCCCATTCAACCTCAAAAGTGAGATCCTGAGCCTCCTGGATATCAAGAATAAGAATATTCTGCTGATTGAATTGCGAGGATGCACTATTTATCAAGGTAATCTGTGCTATGTTAGGATCAAATCTAATCATGAGTTTGCCACGATGAAACATCGAAGCATTAACTTCAAGACGAAATCTGACCTTACCTCTCCATGATTGGAAAGGCCTAACAGCAAAGGCCATACCAGTAGGTTGACGAATGTAGTGCGAAGGATCCAAATCACCATGATACTCAGAAAAGAGATTGGGGGTTACACAAGAAGTCCAAATAGGCTGGATCAAAGGAGGGTCTGTTTCACTCCATTCAAATGAAGTAAGAAAGCTCTCCCGACCCGCTATACAAGCAATAGTCATTTGGTCTTCAGTCACCCCACCCAAGCTTTGATCAACTGTCAACTCTTGTTTGGGGTCAAGTGCAATTTTCCAATTGGTATCTTTGCAGACAGTAAGGGCGCTATTAGCGAAAGGCATATTTTTAACAAAATGCGGATCGTCTAGGACAAGGGGTTTAGCCCATCCAAACATAGACGCAACCTTAGCAGCTGCATTGGCAATTGTAGTAGTAGCGCGAGCGAAAGGAGCAATAACAGGAGTGTTGCTCAAGGCAGAGCCAACTTTCGCGACAGCGGTAGCTACATTTTGAACTGGTCCAGGACGACTGTATTCATCCGAAACAGAGGACTCAGTCCAAATAATGTTTGATTCAGCAGTGATATCAATGTCTGTAGCGGTAGGAGACGATAGTTGTACATCAGTCATCCAGACATAAATCACCACAGGAGCAGTTGTGGAAGCATCATCAGTAGCATCCTTAAGCCGATTCAAAGTACATAGACGTAATTGTCCAGCATCTAGAAAATCGGTAAAAGATGTAGCATTGGTAACGACAGTACCATTTCCATTAAAGAGACGAAAACGTTGTTTATGATTAATAAAAGGAATAACACATTCACATGGTAAGTTCGTTTTGTAATCATGAAAAACAACACCAGGAGCTTGACTCAAATAGTTCTTATAAACGTTAGTGATAACATTTGAACCTGCGAGAGTAGAGAGTCGATTATGAAGTTGATCATAAGCTCTTAAGGTTTCGTTGCTTAAAGGGAAAGGCTGATAAGAAGCCATGGCTCTTCCATAATGATACGGAGAACCAGAAAAGGCAATCTTAACATGCAAAGTTCCGCGAAAAAATGCATAATTGCTCAATTTTGCTCGTACAGCAGCGTTTTTACTCCAAAGATCCCACACATCGAGATGAATATCATAATCAGTGTCTAAGTCCCACGTATCCGAATAAATTCGAACAGGTCGGGCAAAGAAATCATCCAACTTGAAGGTATTATTGCAACCATCAGGTAGATCTGAAATTGAGACACCCACATCGTTATTCACATCAAGAGGTTCAGTACCAATATCAATCAAATTTTCCATAGTTGTTTGAGCGGCACTTTCACCTCCAACGTTCATCACTGCGGATTCTTCGTTGGCCATTCCGGATTCTGTAAAAATGTAGTGTTTGCCATGGATCTGATGAGAAATAAATTTATCATAAGTGACCATATCAGGCAATGTACTAGTATACAGCATCCTTTTAGGAAAGCTAAACACGCGAGCGTTCTGACGAGAAATCTTGTCTTTGCGCCTGCAGTGCCTCCCTTTAGGAATGGGTTTCCCTTCTTGAATACGAGATTCAGTGAAAAAAGTAGATTTCTTCATACTGCTCTCATGATTCGGGCGTCGACTAAATTGTCCACGGGAATAAACGGCTTCTGCTTTTGCGCGACGGCGAGCTAAGAGATGGGAACTCCGCTCAATCGCAGCAATCTGAGCTAGTATATTAAACCGGAGATTGTAAGATTTTCGAGTAGCAGGAAGGAGTTTAAGGTGCTCATGTGCAATAAGAGCATCTAAATCCATAGCGTCGATAATATCATCACCAGTTGTAATTTTAGAAATATCAGGTGCAATACCTAATCTTCTACACTCATCCACATACATAGAATGGTGTTTAAAAAGTTGGTAGTAGTTTAATGTCCTACTAGACGGAGTGTTTGTTTTTTGATCCATAAAATTAGTGGCCACACGGCCCTGTCTTGGATGCCGGTTGTTTTTAACATCGGCTTTCACCCCTAACACATCTAACCGTACTCTTGTTCCGGTGTGCATGCGGGCGGCATCGGTATAAAGTTTGGTTCCATCAGTTTTAAATCGAGATGCGATTATAGGTCAGAGCTCGACGACGTTGGGGTCATCGCCGTAGCACTGTTGTCTGATTTGAGCAAAGGTTGGAAACCTATTAACCAAATCACGCTCACGCAAGTCATAGACTGAACTACAGACTTGAATGAACTTCAAACGCCTCTCGGCGTAAGCATTTTCGTCAAGATGAAAAAACAATTCTCGAGCAGCTGAAACACAGCTGTCGATAAGTTGCTCATCAGCATTGACGTGTTTTGAAGGGAGATAATACGCAATGGATTTCATAATAGAAGCCAATTCGATTGGCGCTACCCACTTTCCAAGATCCTCTCGGTACACGAAGTTACGTTTCAAAAACGAAGTCTCGCCCCAAGTAAGGAAATCGGACATAGTGGAAGTCTTCTGAGCGTTAGTAAAATCTATTCCATAGACTTCACGACAGAAAGACTGGTAGAAGTTATTATTGAAATACGGCTGAGCTTTGGTTTTGACACCAGTCAGCATATCATCTCCATAAAGTCCTGGTAACACATATTCGAAGAATTCATCGGGGGTGAATTTACGAGTACGTGATCGATCAGAATACCTAGATCCGAACATAGTACATTCAGAAATCCAGGCATAGACAAGCAGAACGAGACCGCGCAAAGAGTTATCTTCAGCGGTGGCGTACTTTCCACTAGGCTGATAAGAGGGAGCACCAAAGAGTACACCCAACATAGCGATAGTGGGATAGACATTGTCGGACAAAATGCCACGAGCAATTTCTAAGTCCTCGTCTGTGTAACCGAGTTCTTCAAGAACATTGTATACAATGGTATTAACAGCCAAGCCTATGTCAAAAGGCATGCCTGTATCATAACCACCGTAGTCACCTTCCATGAACCGATCGGAAAACTTCTTCATAGCTCTGGCTAAAGCGCCAACGCCATCAGAATGCATATTAATCCCGATTTTAGCACAAAAGATATCATCATGTTCAACCATTAATGTATAAAAAGGGCTGAGATACATACGATTAACTAATGTGGATTCGAAAGGAGACATACAAAAGACTCTAGTTTTGCGGTTTAACACCTTTTCCCATGCTCGGGGCTCGTCTTTCAACTGAGCTCCGAGAATAGGTAAAGCATCTTCACCGCGTTTGTAAGCCTGAATTTGCTCCAAAACTTGCTCCTTCACATCATAAATAGGCACCATACCATCAGGTTTCCAGTCAAAACAACATTCACGCATGTGTTTGCGTTTAGGACCAGGCCACGCCCAACCACCAGAGGTAGATGGTTTTACAGGACGCATATAATAGTCATCAGGGTGTCCATTAAGCGCTATGTCAAGCGGCATGGGATTGAGACGTGTGATTCCTCTCTTCTTAAGTTTTTTAACTATGTGTTTTGTTATAACACGAATAGTTTCTGTAAGAATACGAGGATCCAAACTCTTTTTCACCACACCAACTTTCTTAACAAAATGGTTGTAAGGAGATTGATATTCGCCGGTCTCTTTATTAATACCTGCTTTGAATTTTGGAGCACCATAAATAGGCACTCCATCAACAAGAGGAGAAATTCCAACAAGCTCTTCAACATGTTCATAAAACGGGCTAATCAATAAATTAGACGTACCCGGAGGACTAGTAAAAGTGCCTTTCAGATCACCATAAACGTTCAAACCACGAACATCCTCAAAACAGAGAGGATTTCGTGGATTAACGGTAGGTTTAAGCTCCACATGAGGCGGAAGGCGAATGCAACCCTCACTATTAACTGTGAGAGTGCGAGTTGTGGCTTTTAGCGTTTTAACAGCAATAGCAATATCTGGTAAACGAATAGACTCTGCGAAAGAGGTATTAGTTGGTGTGCCAGCTATGTGTATGCCGCAAATGCCATAGCCATTTGAGTATTGGCAAATGAGAGGTAAACCGCATTTACCATTGCTGTGCTTCGCCCATTCATACTCAAGTGGGCGAGCTACGTGAACTTCTCCCATGAGTCTGTCGTTAGCGACAATGGGTTTACCATAAGCGCGAGCCCGTATGGTCTCACCAGACATAAGACTGGCTAAACCAAAATCGGGGGGAACAACAAAATCAGTTGGAAAATAATCACGGATGTCTTTGAATTTCAAACCACGAAGGCGAACAAGATATAAGTCTCCAGAAATTTGAGCCATTTCATGACCATCAATTGTAGTGTTTATAACTCCAACAGCTGGATGTTCTTTGACTGGATCAGAGACCGAATTATCACAAGGACAAGTATCATATTCAAGACAAGCAAGTTGGGACCTAATAGTCCAAAGACCATTTCTGGGATGTCCCATAACGTGACGATTAATGATAGCAAAATCCTCACAAATACCCAAAACAAAAGCAGACGTTTGCGCGTCACCAGTAGTGACAATATAGCGCATGTTTTTATGTACAGTGGCGCCTACTTTTAGAAGGGAATTCTTTTGGATTGAAGAACAAATTGGATTGGGAATTGATCGAACAAAGCTCGACCAATTGATACCATTTCCCTTAGCCTTGCGAGGCTCAGGAAAACTCCAACCTTTTTGAATTTCATCCAATGCTCCATCAATCTCTTCTTCTGATCTCTTTTTGGAGGTAGACAAGTTATTGCCTTCAGAAAAGAAAGTTTGAGTAACAGTCGAAAATTTGTAAACAACCATCAAACCAGTTAAAAGAGCTATAACACTCCTGGTATAATGGGAGGGGGGAGAAGAGCCAACATAGGAATTTGGAAGACCTAATGTAGCTTTGAAATATTCCCAATTAAGTTCAAATTTTTCTCGACAAGAAGTATATTGGTTTTTCCATATATAAAGGGCAACCTTTTTATAAAGAGCGCCTGGGGTAAAATACATAAAAACTCCAAGACATGACCAAAGGGAAAGGCCAAATAAACTCGGAATTAAACATAAGAAAGCTAAGAAAGCTTGTCCCAAACAACGAAATAAGAATACAAACCATGTTATTGGAATGTCTTGATTTTCGCCTTCATAAGAATGGACCCACCAATCATTTGGCGGAGTCTGAAAACAATTACAAGTTCCATTGATACTATAATAACACTCAGGAGAATGCTGTACAATTTCAGAAGGACCATTAACTTCATCAGTAGACCTAGATAAATTGGGTCTCTGACGAACATAATTGTAACCTCTACCAAAATTATTAGCTTCAGTAAAGATTTTGCCTTTAGGATGACCAAACATCTCTCCAACTTGAGAAGTAAGAGATTCTGTCTCAGGTCGAGGGGGAAGCGGAGGCTTTTTCCCTGGATCTTGAACAGCTAATGGTTGGTTCATGTAGGCTTCAAACTCCCACATCTCATCATTCGAACGACCCCAAAGCTTGTTAGCAATGGTGCCTTTCTCAGGTTCTGGGCCAAAAGCTTCAGGATGAGCGGATGACGTATAATCGTCCATGGAAATACCTTTCATCAAATCAACTCGCTGATCTTGTTCAGAAATGTGAGCAGTGAACTCACTTTTAAGATAATTAGAAAGCGAATAGATATCAGCGCGTTTAAGTTCGTCTTTGCGAATAGACGTCTTAAGACCGCGAGGTTCCATACGATAAACATCGAAATTCCATCGATCGAGTTTAGGGGTACTAGATTGGAGTGATAAGGCGGCATCAATGCGAAAGCCGTCAGTTTTTTGAAACTCCTTCTTAACTGTAGGTTTGATATATAAAATACGTCGCCTAACAGCTGCAGGATTATTAACAATAAGATCCAAGTTCATACCAGGGTCATTACAGTCCATGATGATCAATTCAGGCATAGCAAAAACTTTACCCTTAGATTCAACATCAGCCATGTTACACATATAAGGCTGATTATCACAAACTGACAAAAACTCTTCCATAGAAGGATCACCGCGTTGTTTTGCGATGTCTCTGTGGAGACTACCGGGTTCAGAATAATGGATAATTGGTTTAGAAAGAGGTTCATAACCAGACCAATACTCTTCAGTCGATTGTCGATGATAGATATGGGAGGAATCGAAAGCGCGTTTCTTAATGTAGGCCCATAGTTTGGCGCCAACATCAATAAGTAAACCCTTACCAATTCCAGGACAACCCTCTATACAAATAACAAAGGGCATGGGGCGCTCCTGGGCAATCATCATATTAGTAAAATCAGATTTAAGGAGCTGGACCTTTCGCAAACTACCATCCAGCTTTCTCCTTTGGGGGGAGGCAACTGGAGTAATCTTTTGAAGCGCTTTACCTGAAATAACACAATTGACAACGCGAGTTAGATACTCACGACGACAAATCTTTCCTTCAACGGGTAAACCCGAATAGGTTAGATCTTTGAGTAGATCAAGGGTGACAGCCTCAGATTCAAATTGAACGATAGGGTCCTTGTAGGTAAATATTTTTGTCATAGGGGCGCCATTAGCGACATTCTCACCAAAAGTTAGGAAAGAAATAACAGAGCCCAAGATAACATCAAAAAGTTCAAAAACGCCTTTTTTGGGTGCAGGACCCAAGACGTCAGTAAATTTCTTGTCAGTCTCCTTTTTAAAAAGACCGAAAGATACCAAAGAGAGTACAAAGTCTCGAATAGCGGTGACAATTTCGCTATTTAAAACAGTGGACATTTGTCCGCGAAGGTATCGCAGGACATCGACTGCACGACCCTCTGTATTGAGAGTCGATTTAGACGTTATTAAGCTATTGTACAAGCGGCTAATCAATTCTTTTACAAACTGATATATTTTTTTACCGCAGTCCATCATATAACGAAATCCAAACACAGAGTGTAGAAAATCGATGGCAGTCAACATTAAATCGTTCATACTTTTTAAATTATACATACGATACATGAAGATAAATATAGACTTGCCAGTTTCTAACCATTGGTCAGGGAACTGTTCAAGATAGCTTTTCAGCATTTGCATGTCAACACCAAAGTTGAGGTTATCAATTTTAGTGCCAATGCGGGCGAGATAATCGCTATATTTGAAAGATTCAGAAGATTCAGCAGAATCTTCAATCGATCGGGAATTTTCACTAAGCATATCAGATGCTTCTGTGAAAATTTTTGTCTCCAAATGGGTGCCAATTTCTTTATTAAACTTTTCCATACTTGCTGAGAGTGCGGGGCAACCGGGTACTTATATACAAAAAATACACTCGTAAATGAGAGTGTAGACTCACCTTCATAATACTAGTCTGACAATAGAGCTAGCAACATTCCACGCTCAAGGAGGGTGGCATGACTTAGGCAAAATGGTTGGGTCAGGAGGTCCGTTTCCGCGTCGAGTATATCCAAATACAGTCCAATACGATCTCTTTCGAGAATCGTACCCTACTGCAGAAAACTTGCTGTTGTAAAAGCTTGTGGCTGAACAGCGAAGAATCCTATAAATGGACAATCCCACTACGTAACTAACAGTGCGAAGAAGCCGAGTAAACTCAGGCTCTTTACTCATCAATGAGATAACAAGTTTGTCACTTGCACTGAAATGTTCTTTGGTTCACTCCTTTCCGTCGACCAAGATGCCATATCGGAAAGTTGTCACCTACGATTAATTAAGTCTCGCAGGTTGGATAATTTAACACTATAAAAGCATTTATCCAGTGAGTCACTCAGGAAGAAGTAATATAACTAAGAGAGTGTATAGATTGATGCAATCACTAAGATTTTGTGAATGCTAAAATTTAGAGTCCCTTAAGGACAGACTGCACGCAATAGTTTGAGATCTAGGTGCGATAGATACAGGGGGGGGTGAAAAAGTTTTTTTAGAGTGGTTCTTCCAACCATCAAAAGGTGCGAATCATAAATAATGATTGCTCGTAAAACAGAATTATAAATAAATAATACGTGATACAGCGGCCGTGATTTTCATAGTACTACACGGAACGTCAGTGGCACGTGGTAAGTATAGTAATAATGAATACGAGATCTAAAGAAATGATTAAGTAATGCTAAGGAATTCAGATAGTGATAATAGAAGGTACACTAATGGTAACTGCTTAGGAATACAAAGGTTATGGTATGTAACAATTGTAGCCTTGAGTTAATAAAAATGGCCTTCCAAGAGGAAGTTGTTACATGAATATGATCCAGACATCAATAATAGAAATCTTGTAAATGGCGTTCATAATAAATAATAAATGTTTTGTGTTTTAGGACATGAAACATAAAAAAGTCATTAGAAAATGGTGATATAATCTTGTAAGAGAGGCAAGTAAATGCTCTCAAAATAAAATCATATAGGTCGCGGGGGGTTTACCCCC